TGCCAGTAAATTGCAGTCCGGGAGACAAAGTTAGATTAATCCAATGTATTCAAATGGGAGTAAATGACACACTTAAAACTGTTCCACTTGGAAGTGTTGGTGTTATAGAGAACATTACAAGTGATTATGTTCTTGTAAGTATAAACAACCATGGTTTTTTCATCCTTCATATCAATCAATTTTCTGAATTCTTTGAAAAAATCGAAGAAGTGTACTCTCTTACACCAAATGATATTGACGACATTATGGACAAATGCGAACTCAATGTCATGACAGTATGGGGAAAATGTACAATTGTTGCATGTAAATTACCAAATGGATTCATTATTACAGAATCTTCTGCTTGTGTTGACCCTAAAAATTACGACGAACATATTGGTTTAGAAATTTGTCTCAATAAAATTCGTGATAAAGTTTGGGAACTAGAAGGTTATCGCTTGCAGCAAATTATGTATAATGCAGCAACGAAAGACACTATAAATCTAAAACTGCTAAAAAAATGTGATTGTAATGGTGATTGTGATTTGTGTAATACTGAAAACAATCTTTGTCCATATCATTGCAATGACATTTGTGAAGAATGCGAACGCCAAAAAGGAGACTAATATGCCTGTTGAAAATATCAGATGGGTCAGCAACGCAAGAAATGGTCATTATCGTTTCTTTGTACATAATTATTGTGATAGAAATGGTAGAAATAATCCTTATAAGGTTGAATTGGAAGTAGCTGGTCAAATTTATACTTACAATGGTTTTATGAGTGGTACTGGTTCTGAAGAATTTATTTTTGAATTCGATTATCACAACGGAACTATTACCAATATGAAAACACCTTCTATGGAAAGAGTAAATCATTCTGAAATGTGGAATCTAAGAATGAATCAATTTGTCAACGTAAAGGGTATTGTTGACTCCCCTAACCTTTGGGACAACAAGAATAACACAAGTAATGGACATCATGTATTCTTTATTCTTGATGGCTGTAAAGACACATCTGAAGGTAAGGGACGAGGTTTCTTTAATGAAATTCTTAAGCCTGAATTGCGTGAAATTCGTAAAACTTTAGAAGCATATACTGCAAATACTCCTATTGAAGACGTAGAGAATGCTGATGCCTGTGGTGTTGGTTATCTGAATGGCTCTGAATGGAATCTGATTGTTAAAGTTACTTCTGGAAATAGTCAAAGAATGATTAAGATTGACCGTTTTGATTAAGGAGAAATAAATGTCAGAAGTTCAATATTTTATTAGAAATCGAACAAACCCATCAACAGCAACTGTAGACTTTTTTATTTCATTTCCTCACGATGATGGTTTTATTGATTATCTTATCGAAAGAAAAGGATTAAAGAGTCAATTCAATGCTTTAACGGTATCAGTTTCAAGGAAAAATAAAACACTTAAAATTACAATGCCGTTTGGAGTAAATGAAAAACAGTTTAATGAAAAAGCAAAGAGAATTCTTCAATTTCTTTATAATTGGTTTTCAATGAATTCTTACGCAAACTGTGGAAACGACACTGTTCAGAATTTCGCAGACATTTTGTTTGGTGGGAATAAAACATAAATTTCATGAGGTAAAAATATGAAGAATTGGAAAATGCCAGTAATTATTATTGCAGTTGTTTTATCTATAATCCTTATGTTTACATTTATGTTGCAAGGAGTACAGAATAAAGCAATTAATCTTGAAGAACAAATTTCTACTGCAAAGTCTGAAATTAAGATTCAAGAAAAACGTAGAGCAGACCTAATCCCCAATCTCGTTGATTGTGTAAAAGCATATGATGAACATGAATATAAGACATTGATGGATGTTGTCAATGCAAGAGGTGTTGATAGTGACGACAATGCATTGCATGTTACTACAATGATTAAGGCAGTAGCAGAAAGCTATCCAGAATTGAAAAGTAATGAGAATTACAAAAACCTTATGAAAGAGCTTGCTGTTACTGAAAACTTAATTGCAAATGTTCGCAGTAATTATAACACATGGGTAACTCAATATAATAGTCATGTTAGAAAGTTCCCCAATAAGCAAATCCTTAACATGTTAGGATATATGCCAACTGATTATCAGAAATTGAATTTTATCGTTTCTGAAGACGCTCCAACCAATTTGTTTGATTGAGGTAACATATGATTTATGATGGCGAATTTCAAATTACAAAACGAGAACTTGTATTTAGTATTGCCATTATCGCAATAATGCTACTAATCGGACTGGTAATTCATGGAAATATTCACGATGAATTAATGCTTGAGTATCAACAATATAATACAGCATTACAAATTGAAAATGACGAAAGTTTATTTTCTTATGGAATGAAAACCAATGTAGGTAATTCATTTGTTTATGGAAAGCTTGTAGCAGTAGACCCTGTTTCATATCCAGAAATAGATGGAGAATATTCTTACATTAAAAAAGTAAAAGAAAGATACACGAAACACTATCGTACTGTTACAAAAACAAGAACTAACTCGAAAGGTCAAACAGAAACATATACTGTTAGGGAAGAATATTGGACTTGGGATGAAATAGATAGGTGGTCTGAGCAAAGCACAAGAATTAACTTTGTAGGCTCTGAATTTGAGTATGGAGCTATACCCTTTCCACATTCCAGCCATATTAAAACAATAAAGGAGTCCAGAAAAATCCGTTATTGTTATTATGCTTCTCCATCTTCTTGTGAGGGCACTTTATATGCTGTTTTAAACAACGATACTATTAATACAAGTAATTTCTATCATGATATGACTATTGATGAAACAGTTGACTATTTAGAATCTGGCGTAGAGTTAATAGTATTTTGGGTATTTTGGATTCCTTTTACCGGATTTCTTGTGTGGGGTTTCTATGTTTTAGATAACAAATGGTTAGAAGATAAGAAAAACAATTATCGAAAGAGGTATTAAATATGAATGTATTTATTGGAGAAAAGTTAATTTTGACTCAGCCTGTTGACAAACTGAGAAATGTTGGAGAAGCTTTTGAAATTGCTAATGTTGTTGATGATTTCGTAGTTCTTCGAAATGCAAAAACCAAAATCGCTGTTGGTGTCTGTAATATTATTGACATTGAAAAGCATTTCACTAAAGTAAATGAATTTGTTGGTTGGACTCAGTGGACGAGACTGATTAATGCTAGAGGTGACGTAATCGCATTTTATCGCACAAACGGCAAAAAGGTTCAAGTTCGAACTGTAGATGGTTTTAGAGGTGAAGCAACTTGTAATAAGTGTGATACTTTTAACCTTTGGTTTGGTATTCGTTTGGCACATGCTCGTATGCAACTTAAAATTATAAGCAAGGTTAAAACTCAATGTGAAGATGTTTTGAAAGAAGCAAAGAAAGAAGAACATGATAATAAGGTTCTGATTAAGAGAATGTATGCTTCTCTGGATAAGGAAAATAACGAGGTAACTGAATAATGTTTTGGCTATTTAAAAGAGCCTGTAAAAAATATCATTTTCATTACATCTTAACAAATAATAATTACTACTCTTTGACATTGTATCTTTTGCCACCTTGGAGTTTGGGTAGAATTGAATGTCAAAAAGATAATTACTTTGATTTGTTTTCAACTGCAATTAAACTTATGAAAAATTATAAAGCTAAATAATTTAACTAATGGAGGATGGACGTTAAGGACACACTGAATTTTACAGCTTAATAGTCCATCCTCCATTTTGGGGATATACATATATGATTTATTTAGATAATGCAGCAACAACTAAACCGAAACAAGAAGTTATTGATGCTATGATGCCGTACTTTACTGAAAAATGGCATAATCCATCTTCTTTGTATCATGATGCAATAAAAGTTAAGGCTGATATTGATAATTCAAGAAGAATCATAGCTGAATATATTAATGCAAATGAAGATGAGATATATTTTACATCTAGTGCAAGTGAAGCAAATAATTGGGCTATTCAAGGATTTATAAATTGGTGTCACTGGAATGGTAAATGTCCAGCAGTTATTACAACAAGAATTGAACATAAGTCAATTATTGAATGTGTTGATAATATTAATGCTAATTGTTTTTATATTGATGTTAACAAATATGGATTTGTTGACGAAGAGAATTTGTCTGATTGTTTGATGTATTGTGAAGAAGCTGGATATACAACTTTGGTTTCAATACAGTATGCAAATAATGAAATAGGAACAATTCAATACATTAAAAGATTATCTGACATCACTCACTTATATGGAGCAATATTTCATACAGATGCAGTACAAGCCTTTGGTAAAGAAGATATTGATGTACAAAACAAAGGTATTGATATGATGAGTGTTAGCGGTCATAAAATTGGCTGTCCCAAAGGAATAGGGTTTTTATATATTAAAAACGGAATCCACATCAAACCTTTAATTTATGGTACACAGGAACGTGAAATGCGTGGAGGAACTGAAAATGTTCCCTATATTATAGGCATTGGAAAAGCTGTTGAAATTCTATTAAATTTCAAAAAAACTAATAGATATAAGAATACACTAATAGAATCCGTAAAACATTATTTGGCAATTGGTAAATTAAATGAATCTTTAATTACTAAATTTGGATGTAAAATAAATGGTGCTATTTCCAATGTTAACAGGATTCATGGGATTATGAGTTATAGATTTCCGAACGACATAAATGTTGAATCTTTAATTCTAATGTTAGATATGGACAATATTTGTGTATCTGCTGGTTCTGCTTGTAACTCTCATTCCAATCAACCTTCCCATGTATTAAAAGCAATTGGATTGTCAGATGACGAGTGTGCAAAAACAATGCGTATTTCTTTTGAACATGGAATGCTCACTGAAGAAATAGTTGATATTTTTATTGATTCATTAGAAAAAGCAATAACGATATTAACGTCAAATACTCAACTATAAGGGGAATTAGCTTAATGTACATACATGATGCTACAGAAGAAGCGTATAAAAATGGATATGAAAAAGGATATGCAAAAGGATTAGAAGATTCTAAAAATGTATTATATGGAGAATGGATTGATATTCCATCATTGCTTGGCATTAAAGGATGGAAAGTCAAATGTAATTTGTGTAATGCAACTGAACATTATCCTAGTAGCTTTTGTCCCAATTGTGGTAAACCAATGCGTATTTCAAATATTAGAAGTAGGTGAAAAAATGAAAGTATCAGAATATTTTATTAAAGAACTTGGCTATATCAAAAATGATACATTAAGACAGATTGTCATTGACACGCTTGACTCTAGTCCAGAATGTATTGTAAGCATTCCTGCAAGCAGTTCTGGTCGATATCATCCATCTTATTCTCTTGGAGAAGGTGGACTGATGCGTCATGTAAAAGCTGCTGTTGGTATTGCTCATTGTCAAATTGAAACTGACATTTTCAAGTGTTTTGGAATTGACGATGCTCTTGACACACAAGAAGAACTTACTATGTATGCTGATGCAGCTTATGCATCTTTAATTCTTCATGATTGTTGTAAGCCTGATGATAGTCCTAAACACGGTACAAGATTTGACCATCCTTTAGTAGCAGCTAAGTTGTTCAAAGAGGTAGCAACAAAATATATTAAAAAAGAAAATATGGATTATATGAAAAATGTAATTCCAATGATTTATAAAGCCATTGCAAGCCATATGGGACAATTTACTACAGCACCTTATGCAAAAAATATCGTCTTACCTAGACCTAATACAGCATTTGAATGGTTTATACATCAATGTGATTATCTTGCTTCTCGTAAATTCTTAATCTTTGATTTTGATATTTATAACGGGGTTAAGAGATGACAGAAGAATGGATAGTTATAGATGAATTCCCAACGTATAGTGTATCATCTTTTGGTAGAGTGCGAAACGATATAACTGGTTATATATTAAATGGTGGATACGACAAAGACAAATATAGACAAGTCACAATTTGTTATAATCACAAACAATATAATCGAAGAATATGTAGATTGGTTGCAAAAGCATTTTTACCAAATCCAAATAATTTACCTCAAGTAAATCACAAAGATGAAAATAAAGAAAATGATTCCGTAAATAATTTAGAATGGTGTTCTGTTAAGTACAATAATAATTATGGAAAAAGAACAGATAAAACAAGAAGAAAAGTCAAATGTATTGAAACAGGAAAAATATATAATGGAATTAGATTAGCTGCAAGAGAATTAAATATTTTTCACAATGCAATTAGACAATCTTGTTTAAATTCAAGTAAAACGGCAGCAGGATTCCATTGGGCTTATATTGAATAAGAGGTGATTTTAATGTATTTCACAATCAAAAACCATATCAAACAAGCAATGAAAGATAAAAACATTGTAAAAAAAGATGTTTTGAAAATGGTTCTTGATAAAGCAAGAGCTATCATGAAACAAAAGAATCCTTCGAATACTGATGAAGTGATTCCTGATGAAGTTGTCATGCAAGCTATTCAGCAAGAAGCAAATCAGTTAAAGAAAGCCATTGCTGAAATGAAAAAGGAAGACAGCAAAGCAAATAATACAAATTGTCAAGATAGTGACTATTTTAAAACAACAGAAGCAAAGCTTAATATTCTTACAGATTATTTGCCAAAGCAAATGACCAAAGAAGAAGTTGTTGCAGCAGTACATGAAATCCTTGATGGTGGAGATTATGTAAACTTCGGAATGATGATGAAAGCCGTAATGTCTAAGCTTCGTGGCAAAGCAGATGCAAGTCTAATTAAAGAAGTAGTTGAATCCCTTTAATTATTAAGGTTCTATTTTGAAAGGTGTAAATATGAGAGTATTACTTTTATTTAGAGGAAGTCCGGGTTGTGGTAAGAGTACATATATCGAACAAAATGGACTAAAGCCATTTACTTTATGTGCAGATGATATTCGCTTAATGTGTGCTAGTCCAACATTGCAAATTGATGGAACTAAAGGTATCAGTCAGGACAATGACAAACTGGTTTGGAAAACGTTGTTTGCCATTTTAGAAACCAGAATGCAGAATGGTGAGTTTACTGTAATTGACGCTACAAACTCTAAGACTGCCGAAATGAAGAGATATAAGGATTTGGCAAATACTTACAGATATAGAATGTATTGTATTGATATGACGGACATTCCTATTGAAGAAGTGAAACGTAGAAATAAACTCAGAAATGAAATCAAACAAGTTCCAGATGAAGTCATTGATAAGATGTATGCTCGTTTTGAAACTCAATCTGTTCCTACTGGTATTAAAGTTCTGAAACCTGATGAACTAGATACTATTTGGTATAAGCCAATGGATTTAGATAATGACCCATTTAATTTTTGGAGAAAAGTTCATGTTATCGGTGACATTCATGGTTGTTATACTGTGTTGAAAAATTATTTGGATATGCATGGTGGATTTAAAAACGACGAACTATATGTATTCTGTGGTGATTACATTGATAGAGGAATTGAAAACGCTAAAGTAATGAAATTTCTTAGTCAGCAATGTCATTATCCAAATGTAATATTGTTAGAAGGTAATCATGAACAATGGCTTAGAATGTGGTCTAATGAGCTTACTTCTAAATCTAAAGAATTTGAATTCTGTACAAAACCGCAATTAGAAAAAGCTGGCGTATCTAAAAAGGATATCAGAGAGTTCTGCCGTAAGTTAAGTCAGTGTTGTTATTTTAAATTTAATGGCAACTATTATTTAGTTACACATGGCGGTATCAGTAATGTACCTGAGAATTTACTAATGACACCAACTTATCAAATGATTAAAGGTGTTGGTAAATATGAAGACGCAGAAGCGGTAGACCATGCATTTTTATGTAACACTGAATCTAATCTTTATCAGATTCATGGTCATAGAAACATTACGAATCTTCCTATTCAGACTACAGCAAGAACGTTTAATCTTGAAGGTCAAGTAGAATTTGGTGGTCATTTGAGAGCAATTCAAATCACTAGAGATGGAATTGTTTCTGTAGAAATTAAAAATGATGTATTTAAAAAGCCAGAAGAGAAAATCGAAGATATTCAAACGCAAGCTACTGTTGATATGAGTGTTTATGAGATGGTAGAAAATATGCGACGAAATAAGTACATCTTCGAAAAGAAGTTTGGCAGAGTGTCTTCTTTTAATTTCGGTAAACAAGCATTTGAGCGTGGCATTTGGGACGATATGACCAATAAAGCACGAGGTTTGTTTATTGATAATATCGATTACAAAATCGTTGCCAGAAGCTACGACAAATTTTTTAATGTTAATGAGCGTCCTGAGACTCAGTTGGCAAATCTACGCTATAAACTGCAATTCCCTGTAACTGCATATGTAAAAGAGAATGGTTTCTTAGGTATTGTTGGTTGGAATCCAGAAACAGATGATTTACTTATTACAAGCAAGTCTAGTCCTATTAGCGACTTCTCTGGTTATTTAAAAGACAACTTAATAAAGCTTTACGGTGAGAAGACATTGAAGATGTTAAGACAATATATTAAAGACCAAGATGTATCTTTTGTATTTGAATGTTGTGATATGGAGCATGACCCACATATCATTGAATATCCGAAAACAAAGGTAGTTCTTCTTGATATTGTTAGAAACAAAACACAGTTTGACAAAATTCCATATAATACCTTACTTGAAATTGCCAAACCGTTTGGATTCGAGGTAAAAGAAAAGGCTTTTGTAATTGAGTCTTGGGAAGATTTCTTTGCTTGGTATCATGAAGTAAATGCAGAAGATTATAAATACAATGACCAACATATTGAAGGTTTTGTTGTAGAAGACTCTACTGGATATATGATTAAAATGAAGCTTCATTATTATAAGTTCTGGAAAAGACTGCGTGGTGTAGCACAGTCTGTAATCAAGCATGGTCATTATAAGTATATGGGAAGTCTGCTTACTCCGCTTGAAAATGAATTCTTTGGTTGGTGTAAGAATCTATATCAGACCCTCTCTGCTGAAGACAGAAGAGAGTTGGCTGATAAGTCTTATACAAATATTGTTCATTTAAGAAAGACCTTTCTTGACTGGAAGGAAGCTCATGATAAAGAGGTAAATGACAATGTATAGAGTATACGATAAAAAATATGAGTGTTGGGTCAGGGAAAATATATATCTCTCTTTTAATAAAGATTTATTGATTGGTAAGAAGCATCTGTTTAATACATTAAAATTATCTCGTGCTTCTAATGATAGATATATCCTTCAGGAATCTATTGGATTAAAAGATGTAAACAAAAGATATATCTTTGAAGGTGACATTGCCAAAGTGGAAGTAGTAAACGAAGAGAAGAAAACAACTATGCTTGTTACTGGTGTTATTGCATACTATCCTGACCACGCAGCTTATTATTTATTTGATGTTCAAAATTCCAAGTATTATCCGATTACCTCTGAGATTGCAAAGTATATGGAAGTAATTGGTAATACAATTGAAAATAAAGAATTGTTACCTTCTTAAAGAGGTTTGATTATGCATGATAAAATCTTAGACTTTATTAAAAGACGCTTCCCGCATGATTGCAATTGGACAACTGGAAACTGTTATTACTTTGCTTTAATTCTATATGACAGATTTGAAGGAGAGATTCTTTATGATGTTATTTTAGGTCATTTTGTTTTTAAGTACGAAGACAAAATATATGACTGGAATGGTGTTAATACTGAATGCAAAAATTTAATTCCTTGGTCAGTCCTAAATAATTACGATGAACAAGTGTATAGACGAATTATAAGAGATTGTATTATGTGAGGTGTAAAATGAAACCATATGATGTAGGTATGATATGTGGTAGATTTCATACGTTTCACAAAGGACATGAATCGTTGGTAGAAACCGGACTGAACTTATGTGATAGATTATTAATTCTCATAGGTTCAGCACAAGAATGTGGAACAGAACGGAATCCGTTTAATATCAACACACGAACTAAAATGTTAAAGGCTATATATGGTGACAATCCAAACATTATGATTTATGGACTGTCTGACTTAACAAATGAGAATGATATTACACCAGATTGGGGTAAATATTTGTTGGGTAACGCAGATAGATATATTTACAAAGTACCTGAACTTATGATTTCTGGAAACGACGAAGAAAGAAACCGTTGGTTTGCTCAAGAAGATATTGTAGATATGTCGCAATTAATTGTTAACAGAGGTAGAATTCCTATTTCTGCTACACAAGTGCGTCAATTTATGGTCGATGACAATCGTAAAGAATGGATGAAGTGGGTAAATCCTAAACTCCATAAAATGTATGATGAATTACGAAATGAATTAATGACCGTACCATTTTATAATTTAAGTAAACAGAATAAGGTGTAATATGTTTAAACAAGTAATTGTAGTAAATAAAGGTCTTAATATGAGTGCTGGTAAAATGGCAGCTATGGTTGCTCATGGTTCTATTTCTTTCTTTACAAATTGGTTTAGAAGAAATGTTGTGACTGAAAATAGCACATGGACTGAATATTTAATTAGCCCAAATGCAAGAATTGACAAGGAATTATTTGCTCAATGGATTTCTGGAAGCTTTACAAAGATTATTCTTGAAGTTAATAATATAGATGAGATGAAGTCGGTTATTGAAAAAGCACATGAATTTGGAATGATTAATGGTAGAGACTTTTTTAATATCGTAGACGAATCTACTGAGTTTAATGACATTCCTAGTTGGGCTGTTATAGCTTTTGCTCCAATGGATTCAGAAAGAATCAATAGAGTAACAGGACATTTAAATCTATTTGGATACGAAGACAGTAGTTTATTGGAAAACACTGAGAATAAAAGAGTAATATTTGAAAACGGAAAACGATTAGTCGTAGAGGGTAATAAGTAAATATGGAAAATGTAAAAATTTATTTAGCTGGCGGTATGACTGGATTGTCACTTGAAGAACAAAGTCATTGGAGAACTAGGTTTCAAAATGCCATAACTGTACAGTTCCCACATACTAAGAAGCCAATATTTTTCAGTCCACCAGAATATTACTCCCCTTCTACTGATGAACACAAGTCAGAACGTGAAGCTATGGAGTTCGAATTGGCACATTTAAGAAAATCTGATGTAGTAGTTGTCAATTTTAATGTGCCACAAAGTATTGGTACTGCAATGGAATTGATGGTAGCGAAAGAGCATAGAATCCCCGTAATTGGTCTAAATGAAACCAATGATTGTCTTCACCCATGGCTATTAGAGTGTTGTACTAGGGTATGCAGTAATTTTAGAGAACTTGCAGAACACATTGCAAATTTTTATTTGAATTAACAAAAAATATGGTTTACTATCAGAAACAGTTTTCATATAATATGCTTGTTCAACTATTAAGGTTGGATTACAATTTAACAGAAAGTGAGTATATACAATGAGTAGTATCAAAAGAAGTACCCAAAGACGTTATGTAAAAATGCAACTAATGAAAGAAAATGGCAATACCCATGGTTTTCAGGATGCATGGAAAGAGTATCAGCGTAAAGTAGTTGCTAATGAAGATGGTAGCACCACTACTATTCGCAAAAAGCAGCGCAGAAAGAAGCAGCACTATGACAACGGTAAGATTATGTTGGCACATATGAGAGCATTTAAAAATATGATTGCCAATATGAAAAATAAGAAAGCAAAAGAAGTAAACGTGGAGGATTGATAATTATGGCAACAAGTATCAAAAGAAAGAATTGGTTGGCAAGCTTTAACCTAAATGGCGTTCCTAAGATTAGTGATTTCACTTTTAAGATTGATGAAAAAAGTGAAAAGTCTGCATGGATTTACAATAGCCTGAATTTGGGTGTTGATTGTGGAGAAAAATATGGAACAGTTTATTGTGAAATGATGGGCGGTTATAGTGATGAACGTGAAAATGTTATCTATGTTCATGGAAAGAAGGAAGATGGTTCTGACGATTGGGAAGCTCAGATGACAGTTGATTGGGAAGACCGTTTTAATCCTGATATTCTTGAAACTGTTGGTGACGCTTGTTTCTTAACTGTTGGATTGGAAAAGACGGATAAGGGCAAGACTTTCTTTAAGAAGTTCCTTTCTGCTTATGACGCAATCGCTTATATTAAAGAACATCTAACTGAAAATATGGTTATTAATGTTCGTGGTAGTCTAAAATACTCTGAATATCAGGGCAAAACTCAAGTTCATAAAAACATCAACAGAATCACTCTAAGCAAGGTAGATAATGCATCTGATTATTCTGCACGTTTTACTCAAAGTATTTTGATTAACTCTGAATCTGTAAGTCTCAAGAATATTGACAAGGATAAGGGTGTTGTTTATGTGAACGCCAAGATTCTTGATTATCTGAAAGAAAAGAATGGTATTGAAATCAAAGGTCAATATCCCTTCGACATGCAGTTTGAGTTCCGTTATCCTTCTATGACAGAGAAGGTTGTAAAGGGTGTTAATGAAAAACTGTTTAAGGTTAAGCGTGGATGGACTCAAATCACTCTTGAAGGTGAATTGATTGAAGGTGGTGCAATTGTTACTGCAACATGGGATGATGTGCCGCAGGATATTAAGGATTTGGTTGAGGTCGGTGTGTTTACTGAAGAAGAAGCGTTGAGCAGATGTAGTGACAACCCTACTCGTGAACAACGTATGGTGCTTACTAAGCCTACTACCAAAAAGAATGATGACGGAGGTACTGACCTTCAGATTTTCCCTGAAATGTACAAAGACGAAGATTTGATTTTGGATGTAGAAAACAATATTGATGAAGGCGACGAAGATATTGATGATAGCAATTCTGAATCTTCTGATGCTGGCGATTTGGATTGGCTGAATAAGCTTCCTTAATTATTAAGGTTTCATTTTATATTTAATAAAGGGGGTTTAATCCCCCCTTTAATGAATTGGAGGATTTATATGGGAAAATTTGGCAAAAAGAATAAAGTTAATTTAGACCCACTTTGTTATAATTTTATGTTACTGGGTACACCTAAAGTTGGTAAAACAACTGTGATTAAAGAGTATTGCGAAAAACTTGCTGGTGAAGACGGATATATTTTCTTTGAGTTTGGTCAGGAACGTGGTGCTGATGCAATTGAGGGTATTACTCATGTAAACATTCCTGTTTGGTACGGCGGTAATCTTTCTGATGAAGAACTAGAACGAATGGAAGAAAATAACGAAGCTCCATTTGAAGATGTCTTCAACGATATTATCAATAATAAGACTACCGATTATCCAAATCTGAGAGTAGTTATTTGGGATACTTACGACCAATTTATTAATGTTGCTGAAGAAGAAGCTATTCGACTTTGGAATAAAGAGTGTCGTGAAAATGGACATTCTGAAAAGTGTGCCAAGTCTATCAATGCTGCTTGGGGCGGTTTTGGTAAGGGCGAAAAGAAAGCAATGGAGTTGATGACCAACGTTATGGCAGAGATGCGCAAGGTTGGTGTTGCAACAATTATTCTTGGACACGTTAAGAATAAGGATGTTACTGATGTTGTAACTGGTGAAACATATCAGACTCTTACATCTGACCAGCAGCAGAACTATTTTAATCACATTAAGAAAAACCTACATTTCCTTGGTCTTGCCTATATCGATAGAACTATTGTTAAGGAGAAGACTGGAAAGAAAAATCCCGTAGATAAGAAAGAACAGACAAAGAATAAGGTTACTGCTGAAGCCAGAAAGATTAAGTTCCGTGATGATAGTTATGCTGTTGATAGCGGCTCTCGTTTTGCTGATATTGTTCCTGAAATTGATTTGGATGCAGTACAGTTGATTGACGCAATTCGTGGAGCTATTTTAAGTGAACAGAAAAAGTCTGGTGTTTCTCTTGCTGATGCAAAGGCAGCACAAGAAGCAAAAGCTGCTGCTGAAGCGTCTCGTATTGCGGAAAAAGAAAAGGCTCAACGTGCTAAAAAAGAATTGGACAATATAATTGATGAAATTATTAGTTTCTTTACTGCAAACAAAAGCAATTTAGAGGTAATCAAACCCGTTCTTGCTGAATGTAAGGCTTTGGGTTATGCAAATCCCAAAGAAATTAATTCTATTGAAGATGCCAAAACTATCCTTGCAATGACAAAGTAAGTAATATTAAATCCCTCATGGTAATCAACCATGAGGGAGACAGTAAGGAGAGGTAGTATGGCAAATACAACAATTTTAGAAGGTCAAAAAATAGGATTCTTAACTGTATTAAAAAGAGCAGATGATATTGTTAGTCCTTCCGGTAAAAAGTCTGTTGCTTGGTTGTGCAGATGTAAATGCGGAACGGAAATTGTTGTTAGAAATACCACACTAAAAACAGAGTGTCATTATATTCGGTCTTGTGGATGTGTAAAAGTTGCCAACCCAAATTACAAAGGAGTAATGCCTGTAGATGAATTAATTCATTGGGAACAGTTATATGACTATGTAAATGACAAGGTAATGAATTACGAAAAGAACATGTTATCACGAGATATGGTTCTTAGGTTAAAAGGTATGAGAGACGGTAAGTTTTTTCAAGATACAAAGCAAAGTACAGACGGTATCTATCCTTCAAAAGTAATTCTTTACACATTCAAATATTGTATGGCTGATATACAACGTGCTATCCAAAACAATAACTTTAAGAGTGAAAACCATAAATTCAATTACATATTAAAAATTGTAGAAAGTAATTTGAATACAGTTTATGTAAAAATGAAAAAGAATGAACAAGCTCAAAAACTAGCGGAAGCAGTAGATATTGAAGTCCCACAAGAATATGTTGACCGATTTAAAAAGCGTGAAAGACCAAAGATGAATCCAAGATTGAAGTCTATTTTTTAAGGAGTGTGTTCTATGGCAGAAAAAAACAAAAAAGAACTAACTCCATTTGAAAAAGAAACGATTGAAACTGCGAAAAAGATTTTAAATTATAAACTAGGTGCAGAAGCTAATATTGTAAGTATTTTATATAAGTCACCAGATTTATTGTACAGCATAAATCTTACAATTGATGATTTTTCTAATAACATTTGGAAAGTTTACTTTGAGATAGCTTACAACATTATTGTTGTTGAGAAAAAGAATATTTTAGACGACATTACAGTTGGATTATATTTGGACAAGCATTCAAAGTTAAAAGCAAAATACGAGGAATATGGCGGTTTTGAAACAATTCAATCTGCAACAACGTATGTAAAAGTAGAAAATCTTGAAGGATATATTCTTGAGTTAAATAAATGGAAGTCTGTTTTACAATTATGTAAATTAGGTTTTCCAGTAAAAGATAGACTATCTGATTTTGTTGATATGACAATTGAAGATATCTATAACGAATTGGAAGCACAAATTAATCATATATTTGTAAATTCAGGCAAAGAAGTCACTGCACATAATGCCTTTGACAAAATCCATGAATTGATTGATAAATTGAATGACAGCAAGGAATTTGGTCTTCCATTATATAATGCTCCGCTATTAACTCAAGAAATTGGTGGTTTTAATTTTAATGGAAATATTTATGGTTTAGGTGCTGGAAGTGGCGTTGGTAAATCTACAATGGCATTTAATTACTTAGTTCCGTCTGCAATAGAAAAAGGTGAACCTATTGTTTTCATTATCAATGAGGAAGATGAAGATAAAATGAGGTTAGAGCTACTTATTTGGGTGGCTAACAACATCTTTAAAGAAGATTTAAGAAAAAAAACTGTTAGAGATGGTGGATTTTCAAAAGAAACAATGGCACTATTGAGAAAATGTGCTGATTGGATTGAAGCAAGAAAAGAAGAAGAAATGCTAACGGTTATTCCATTGGAACGGTATTCTGTAAAGTCTGTTGTTAAAATTATCAAAAAATATTCTAGTGGTCGTGGTGTTAAGCTGTTTGTTCTTGACACATTGAAAGAAAGTTTTGATGCAAAAACGGATGAAATATATAAGTCTATGATGCGTGATATGATTACGCTTTATGACGTAGTAAAACCTTCAGCAAGAAATGTTGGATTGTTTGTAACTTACCAGTTAGGTAAAAGTAGTCTTAAGATGAGACATTTGACTAACAATGAAATTGGACAGGCAAAATCTATTCTTGATGTAATGTCTGTAAATTTAATGATGCGTAGACCTTTTGATGATGAATACGAAGGAGAAAAAAACGCCTTGCATTGTTATAGATATGATGGAATTAGAAATCAATCAAAAGTTAAAGTTCTCTTGAAACGTGAAGATAATCCAATGATTACGTTTATTACAAAAAATAGATTTGGCGCAACAGATGCCAGACAAATTATTTCTTCATGTGATTTAAGTAATAATACTTATCGAGATATTGCATATTGTCATGTGCCACAAGATTGGTAATGATAAGAAAAAGGAGTGATACTTTGGATGCAGTTGACCTAAAAAAATATATATATGAAAAAGGATTGGTTGAATTCATTTTAAATTCAATCGGATGTCATAACGTCAAGTATCACTCCACCAAAGATTACTACACATGTGGCAATTACAACGGAGATAATGTTAGTGCAATTACTGTAAAAAACAATAAATATTTAAATGTCAAGAATTATACAAGACAAAAAGACTTTGACGATGATTCTGATATTATTACACTTGTTCAATATAATAAACAGTATACATTTGTTAAAGCAGTTAAATTCTTACACGGGATTCTCGGATTGAAATATAAATGGGAAAAGAAACCAAAGAAAGATAAAGTCAGAGAAGACCCTTTACATATATTTAAGAAGCACAAAATAAGAGATAGAGTTGACGTTTCGGAAATAAATACAATTGAAGAATCAGAGCTTATTGATTATGTCCCGTTATTATTTATTGGTTGGTTAAGAGAAGGTATTATTGAAAAAACAAAAAAGAAGTTTGGTTTGTGTTATTCATATAAACAAAAAAGGGTCATCATTCCTCTTCGACATTGGGATACAGGTATGTTGTTAGGAACAAACAAGCGTACAACAGTTGAGAATTTTGAGGAATTTGGAATTAAAAAATACCTTATTACTCCATCATATCAAAAAAGTTGGAACTTATATGGTTTATATGAAAACAGAACAGAGATAGAAAAAAAGAAGATACTAACTGTAGTAGAATCTGAGAAATCTGTCTTAAAAAGAGACAGTCTAAATGACAGCACCCTTGTTGCACTATCAGGCAAAACTATGTCCAATGAGCAAGTTAGTATAATTAAGGGTTTAAATATAAATGAAGTGGTTATCGCATTAGACAAAGATGTTCCAATAGAAGAAGTTTGGCACATATGTAACAAACTTTATGGTCATTTTAAAGTTAGTTATATTTGGGATTCTTGGGACTTGTTGGGCAAAAAGGATAGTCCAGCAGATGCATCAAATAAAGCCTATTCTTTCTTATTTGAAAACAGAATTTGTTACGATGCAGACAAGCAACGACAATATCTTAGTAAGTTAAATAAAAAATGAAGAGGTAATATGCGAAAAATAATTATTAATAAGATTAAATGTACTCACTGTGGTGACGAAATCGAATCTACCCATGTTCATGATTTCAAATGGTGTCGTTGCAGAACGGTATCAGTAGACGGAGGAAAACAGTATTTGAAAAGAAGTTTTAAATACTCCCCTAATGATTATATTGACTTAAGTGAGTACATCGATGAATACGAAAATAAGGAGGTATGTCAAATGCGAGAAAAGAAAACGAACAAAACTCAAAAAGTATTGGAGCATTTGCAAAACAAAGGTACGATTACAAGTCTCGAAGCAATTGAACATTATGGAGCTACAAGACTTAGTGCCATTATTTATAACTTGAGGAAACGAGGATATAATATTCAGACAGTTGATGTACCTTTTGTAGATAGATTCGGTACACAATCTGTGTATGGAAAGTATATTCTTCAAAATTCAAATGCTTAACTATTAAATTTGGATGTTAGATTTTGGGAGGTATCTATGGCACGACTAACAAAAGAAGAATTAGAAATAGTTAAACAGCATTACTGTGTGAATGAATTATGGTCTTGGTCAAAATTATCTACATACATGACAAGCCCATTTGAATATTATTTAAAATATATTGCTCATGCGAAAGAAGATAGAACAGACTGTGTGTACGCTCCTATGGGAACGATTTGTCACTCTACTATCGAAGATTTTTACAGCGGTAAAATCTCTCATGAAAAGATGTTGAGTCAATTTGAAGATGGTTGGATAACTGCTATTGATATTATTGATTTAAAGTTTGACAGAAATGATGAACACAAAAATAAAAGTATTAAATCAAAATATAAAGAGAATTTAGTACATTTCTTTAAGAATCATCAAAAGATTCCTTACAAAGTTATTCTTGAGCAATTCATGACAGCTAAAGTTGGTAATCATGTTTTCCAAGGATATATTGACGCATACTATAAAGACGAAGAAGAAAATCATTATATTATCGACTGGAAGACCAGTACAGAATATAAAGGAAAAGATTTAGACGAAAAGAGTGGTCAGCTAATTGTATATGCAATTGGTCTACATCAACGTGGTATTCCTTACGAAAAAATGAAACTAGGTTGGAACTTCTTAAAGTATGTTACAGTTACCGTTTCTCAAAAGAATGGCAAAACAAAGGAACGTCATATTGAACGTAGAGAACTTGGTGAAGCACTTCAAAGTAACGCAAAAGTTTGGCTTAAAGAATTTGGTTATGCAAATAAGATAGATGATTACTTAAAGCAAATGCTTGACACCAATGGAATTGACTGTTTACCAGAAGAAGTCAAAGCAAAATACAAGATTACAGATTGCTATGTATTCCTTAATGACGTTGAAGCACTTGTTAAAAAGTGGGAAACAATAATTATTGATACCATTGAAGACATCAAGTTGCGTGAAGCAGATTATCACGAAACAAAAAATAATAAATGTTTTTGGGACACTGATGAAAACGTCAAATCTCAATCTTTCTACTTCGCAACTTTAAGCGGTTATTCTCCCAACTTACACCTTCCCTATAAAGCCTACTTGGAAAAGCTTGAAGCTACAACTAATGGTGAGGATACATTTAGTGGAGTAGGTAATACTGAAGAGACTGTTCAGGTTAGTGTAAAAATCACAAATGACATTACTAAACCAAATAAAAACGGTTCTATTATTGATAACGTTGATTTATCTTGGCTTGATATGCTGTAAGAGGGTTTAGTATGGATAGTATTAAAAAAGTACCTTGTGCTAAATGTAATGGCAGAGGAATAATTGCTTATTCTTTTGACAATGGAATTAGCTGTGAATCTTGTAGAGAATGTCATGGAGAAGGTTATCATTTTGCGCCAGTTACCATTGCAGATAATATTAGGTCTATGAATGACGAAGATTTAGCTGGTGAATTATTAAATTATTTCTCTAATGGATATGACACTAATGGAAGATGCGACTTCAATAAAGTATATGACGAAATATTGAAAAGACTTCAACAGCCAATAAATGAAAATTGGAGGGAAGAACTTGTTAAGCCTGTGTCAAGATTATAGGACTTGTGGTGGATGTGAATTCACTGATGGAATGATATATCCGACTTTTCCACCAAAATTAAAATGTACATTTACTAATGAATTTCATGATGGCAGTGATATATGTCCTTTCAAATTTGCACCAGTAATAGAGGGCAAGTGGAATCAGATTGATACTTGGGCAACAAAAGCAAAATATCAATGCTCTGTTTGTGGCAGAACTGTCATGTCTGTTATAAGGGTAAATATGGAGAAGTATCCATATTGTCATTGTGGCGCAAAGATGTCGGAGGGTGAAGTATTAAGATGAAAATACTCAAAACTATTTTGATTTTCTTTTTGATTATGTCTATTCT